TGATCGCGGACGAGCAGACGGGCGCAGATTTCGCGCTTGCGGTCAAATACGCGGTCGTGCAGGTCGTGTGCCGCGCGCTCGATAACATGAGTGCGGGGACTTCCGCGCTCACGCAGGGCAGCCAGACCCTCGGGTCGTATTCGGTGCAGATGACCTACTACAACCCCGGGCAGATCTGCTATTTCACGAGGTCGGAACTCAAAGAACTCGGGCTCTGCCGGTCGCAGCAGTTCGGGGCTTTGGAACTTTGGGCGGGAGGCGATGGCGAATGACATTCCCGACAAATATTCCCGCCGTGACGGTCTGGGAACAGACGACCGTGAACCGGGCGGCATCCTATGTCCGGCACGAATTCGGCGCATCGTACTGGGAAGACAACCGCGGACAGACGACCGGGCGCGAGGAGGACAACAGCATCTTCCTCGCCATCCCGCCCGGAGCGATCGCGGACGGCTATGTTCCCAAGCGTGAGGACAAAGTCCTCCCCGGGAGCATCGCAGAGGAAACGCCCCCGCGCACCGCCCTGACCGTCATGCGGGTCAAGGATCTCCGCTACGGGAGCAGCATGATGCAGCATATCGAGGTGACTATAAAATGATCTCTTTCAAGGGTATCGAGTTTCCCGCTGATTTTAACGGGAATGTCAAGAAAGCGTTCGCCACAAGACAGAACGCACTCGATGCAAAGTGCATCGAACTCATGGAGGACTACACCCCGATCGCGATGAAAGGTGCAGTGGTAAAAGGCAAGTGGAAGCCATTCGTGAACCGCGGCAAAATGTCGAAATCGCATAAACAGGAAAGCCCCGGTGTCATCATCAACACCGAGCCAAAGGCACGGCGCGAGTATTACGTCAACAAGGGCTTTTCCGGCAAGATGCGCGGGAAATACTGGTTTCGCCGCATGGTCGCCGACCACAAGGAAGAACTGCGAGACATCGCGGAGAAAGGCAAATAGAAAGGGGGATTGATTAGGCTATGACCATCATCGAACACCTGCGCGAATACTTCCTGATCTACCCCGACCTTCCGGCGGGCGATGTCGGGATCGACTTTCTCGGCGCAGAGCCGACACAGTTCACCCTCGAGCCTGTCCCGTGCGAGCCCATCTTCCGAAAGTACACAGACGGCGAATGTCTCCGGCAGTTCCTGTTCGTGTTCGCGTCCCGGTCGTACTACGGCGCGGATGTCGCGCTCTGTGCCGAGAATCAGGCACTCTTTGAGGGGCTCGACCGATGGCTGCGGGATAACGACGCGGACGGCATCCTCCCGAATCTGGGAGAGCACCGCGCCGCCGTCAGTCTGGAAGTTCGCTCCTCCGGGTATGCGTTCTCGGAAGGCGCGGATACGGCGAGGTATCAGATGCAACTGCGGCTCATTTATCAGGAGATTTAAGCAAACTTCCCCCGGAGCAGCAAGGGGGTATGGGGGCAGCCAAAGGCTGCGCGAGACGCGGTATAACTCGCCTTGTAAGTGAGGATTCCTACGGCTCGCGCTGATAGCGTCCTTTCAGCGCGGGAATTAGGTATTCACATTCACAAGATGCTTTGGAGCGCGGATGAATGCAGGCTCAGCCTGCCCCCATTCAGAAAGGAGTTTTATTATGCCTACAAATTCGATTCAGGAGCGTCACAAAAAGCTTGCATTCTACGGCGTTCCGTCCTCCGGGACGGCGGGGTATGTGTGGACGCGGATGCACTACTTCACGCAGCTTACCAAGAACATGAACCCCATCGAGCACAACCGCAAGTATGTCGATGAGGCGACCCAGCGCAACGATGTGGTGGGCTACGACACCAGCATCGCCTACGGCTTCGACAGCTACACGGGCGATCCGGTGCTGACCGATATCGTGAACATCCACACCAAGGAGAAAACCGGCTCGGATGCCATCCGCCCGATCCTGATCGTGGACACGGCGGACAATTCTGCCACGTTCCGCAATTATTCCGTCATCCCCGGCACGGAGGGCGACGATGCGAACATCTACACCTACGCCGGCACGTTCAAGGCGAACGGTGAACTGACCTCCGGCACGGTGACGACTACAGATAACTACAATACTGTCACATTCACGGCGGAATAATCACAAGTAGGAGGGCAGTATGTCCGAGATCAGGAAAGGCAAACAGACCCCCACCTGTTCGGTCGTGCTGCCCTACACGGAATCCCGCGGCAGCGAGGCAGTGGCGGATTACAACCGCTCCGGACGCACCGCGCAGGACTGGCAGGCTCTCATGATGGAAGACATCATGGCAGTCAATGCCGAGGGGCTATGGGTTCACATGAAGTTCGGGTGGTCGCTCCCTCGCCGGAACGGCAAATCGGAGTTGCTCATCATGCGCAGCATCTGGGCACTCACGCACGGCGAGCGTGTCCTCTATACCGCGCACCGCACTTCGACTTCCTCGAATGCATGGGAGAAGGTCTGCGCACTTTTGGGCAAGATCGGCTACCGCGAGGATGAGGATTACAAAACCTACAAGACCCGCGGCTGCGAGAGGATCGAATGGATGCGGGATCAGTCCGAGGCGGTCATCAACTTCCGCACAAGATCAAGCAAGGGCGGCTTGGGCGAGGGCTACGATCTGCTCATCATCGACGAGGCGCAGGAATACACTGCGGATCAGGAATCCGCGCTCAAATACGTCGTTTCGAGTTCACCGAATCCGCAGACCCTCATGTGCGGGACACCGCCGACCGCTGTCTCGGCAGGCGATGTGTTCCTCAAACTCCGGAAGAATACCCTCACCGGGCAGGAGGAGGATGCAGGCTGGGCGGAATGGTCTGTGCCGCGGTTGACGGATGCACACGACCCGGAACTCTGGTACGAGACGAACCCCTCCCTCGGCACGATCCTGACCGAGCGAACCGTTCGCTCGGAACTCGGCGACGATCAGGTCGATGACAACATCCAGCGTCTGGGGTTATGGCTCACCTATTCGCAGAAATCCGCCATTTCCGAAAAGGAGTGGCGCGCCTGCGCAGCAGCGGAAACGCCGGTGCTCCAGAACCCCGTCAAGGTTTTCTACGGTGTGAAATACGCCAAAACGACCGAAAATGTCTCCCTCTGTGCGGCTGTCCGGCTCTCGGACGGTCGCATTTTTGTCGAAGGGATCGACTGCCGGAGCATCCGGGACGGCACAGCGTGGATCATCGCGTATCTGCGCGCCAAAAGTGTGGACACAGTCGTCATTGACGGTGCAGCCGGTGCGCCGATCCTCACCGCCGACATGGAAGATGCGGCGGTGAAATGCAAGGTGCTCCTCCCGAAGGTCGCCGATATTATCACGGCGAATTCGATGTTCGAGACGAACCTGTTCGGCGGACAGATCTGTCACAGCGAGCAGCCGTCCCTGACGCAGGTCGCCTCCAACTGTGAGCACCGCGCCATCGGCACGAGTGGAGGATTCGGCTACACATCGCTGTTAGAGGGAGCGGATGTCAGTCTCCTCGAAGCGGCTGCCCTCGCGTGCTGGGCGTGTGCCTCGGCTAAGCCCAAGCGAAAGCGGCAGATCATCGGGTACTAACGAAGAAGCAAGAGGTGAACAATATGCCGTTCGACGGTACGTTAAAATTCGACACTGCCATTGACAAAAAGGGCTTTGATGCGGGGCTGAAGAACCTGAACTCCCTTGCACAAAAGGGGCTCGGTGCGATCTCCGGCATGGGCGATGTCATCGGGCAGAGCGTCACCAAGGGCTTGCAGATCACTGCCGGTGCGGTCGCAGCGGGGACGGCGGCGGTCGCTGCCATCGGCAAGCAGGCACTCGATGCCTATGCGGATTTCGAGCAGCTATCGGGCGGTGTGGAGACGCTCTTTGGCGACGCGGCACAGACGGTCATGGACAATGCCGCCAAAGCTTTTGAAACCGCCGGCATGAGCGCGAATGCGTACATGGAAACTGCCACGGCATCTGCTGCCGCGATGGTGAACAGCCTTGCCGGTGACACGCAGAAAGCTGCGGAACTCACGGACATGGCGGTCACGGACATGGCGGACAACATCAACAAGATGGGTACGGCTGCCGAAAATGTCCAGAACGCCTACGCAGGCTTTGCCAAGGGCAATTTCACGATGCTCGACAACCTCAAACTCGGCTACGGCGGCACAAAGCAGGAGATGGAGCGTCTGCTCCAGACTGCGCGGGAACTCACCGGCATCGAGTACAGCATCGACAGCTATGCCGACATCGTGCAGGCGATCCATGCCATTCAGGAAAACATGGGCATCACCGGAACGACCGCGCGCGAGGCGAGTGAAACCATTTCGGGTTCAGTCGCGGCGGTCAAGGCGGCTTGGGACAATATGCTCGTGGGCATCGCAGACGATACGCAGGACTTTGACAAGCTGACGGACGACCTCGTGACGAGCGCGGAGACGGCTGCCGGAAACATCCTGCCGCGTGTCGAGAAGATCGCCGGCGGTGTGGTGAAGCTTATCGGCTCGCTCGGTGAGGATGCGGTCAAGGGTCTGACGGACGCGCTGCGCTATTCGCCGGTCATCGTGGACACCGGGGTGCAACTGATTGGCGCGCTTGTGGACGGCGTGACAGACGACCTCCCGGCACTCCTGAACGCGGGCAAAGACATCCTGTGCAGCATCGCGAACGGTATCATCCGGACTGTACCGGATCTCCTCGATGCAGCGAACGAGATCACGGACGGCTTGGTGCAAATGGTCAACGATCCGCAGATCACAAAACGCATGGCACGGATGGGGCATACCGTCCTCTCCGCGCTCGGCGAGGGACTGACGCGGGATCTTCCGCTGCTGCTCTCTGCGGGGCTGACGGTGGTGCAGGGGCTTCTGGACGAATTCCTCGACCCATCGGCATTTTCGCAAATGTTCGATCTGGGGCTGACGCTCCTGTCCATGCTCGGCAGATCCCTCCTCGACAATCTCCCCCTCCTCCTGCGATGCGGCGGCGAGATCCTCGGCGACCTGATCGCCATGCTCTCCGACCCGGCGGCTTTGACCGCACTCCTCGATGCAGGAATGGTGATCCTCGGCTTGCTCGCACAGGGCATCGAGGACAATCTTCCCGCGCTCCTCGCAGCGGCGATCCTGATCTTGCAGACGCTCGGGGTGTACCTCGCGGAGCACGCCGATGAACTTGTCATGGGAGCACTCGCACTGGTGCAGACGCTCCTCGATCTTGTCATCGACAACCTGCCGCTCCTGCTCGAAGCGGCGGCTGCCATCATCGTGGCACTCTGCGACGGCATCACAGAGCACTCCGCCGATCTGCTCATCGCGGTCGAGGATATCGTCATGACGCTGTTCGATCTGTTCCACGACCCCGAGGTACTCGGCACGCTCTGGAAAGCGGCAGCGGAGATCCTGAAAGCACTTATCCCGGCGGCAGGCGAGGCAGTCGGCGATCTGACAATGTTCGCGATCGACCTTGCCAACCGGCTTGGCGAAGCCATTGCGGAAATCGACTGGGCAGCACTGGGGCTTGCAATTTTAGAGGGGATCTGCTCAGGCTTGATGGGCGAGGATATTGACCTCAAGGCGGTCTTTTCGGATTTCAAAGATAATTGGGTCACAGGCATCAAGGATGTATTTGGTATCCATTCACCATCGAAACTCATGCGCGACGAGGTCGGCAAATTCCTCGGGCTCGGCACGGCGGAGGGCTTCCTCGCCGAACTTCGCGGTATGGGCGATGCTGCGCTCGATGCGCTGCGAGATCTCCCCGCGCTCCCGGACATCGAGGTCGGGCTTTCGGTCATCGCGCCGGAGGAGATCCCTGCGCCCGACGGCAAGCCCGAGCCGCCCGATCTCCCCGACCCGGACGGCGATCCCGACCCGGTGGACATTCCGGTGCGGTTCGATGTGGACGATCTCCCGCTCCCAGACCCTGATCCGGTGGAAATTTCGGTCGGCTATGATGTGCAGGATCTCCCGGACGGCATGGATGCCATGCGCTCTGATCCCGCGCTCTGGAATGCGGATCCACTGCGCATTTCCATCGACCCCGAGGCGTTACAATATTTGCAGAATTTCCGCGTGGAAGCGGATGCGGTGCAGGCTCTGCGGGACGCGATGCCGTCGATCAATGCGGTTACAAATTCGCCGGTTTCTGCCGATGCTGCGAGCATTACGAACACTTACTACGCGAACAATATCACGAACAATGAGCAGACCATCACGCAGGAAAGCGAAGGCAGTTCCCGCGAGGGTGACATCATCATTCCTGTTACAATCGGGGGACAAAACCTCGACACTGTCATCATCAAGGCGGCGCAGATCGCGAACGCCCGCTCGGGAGGTGCAACGATTTGAGACTGGTGGACATCTACAAGGAGACTGCGGACGGCATCTCCCTCGTCACCGAGGGCTGCATCCAGACGGGCGAAACGATGCTGAATATCGCCCCGCAGTCGAAGTTCTTCACGATGGCGGACGGTTCGACGACCTGCTACCCGGCGGGGACGGCGCGGCAGTCCATGACGCTTGAATTAGAGTGTACCGCCGCGCAGGCGGGGAGCATCAGGGCGGCGATGCACCTCGGCTCGCTCCTCTTTGCGGGGGTCAGATTCGGCACGACCGGTGCAGCGGAAACGACCGGATATCGCGCTTTCCCGAACGGCGACGCGGAGATCGGGCAGATGTTCGCGCTGTCCGATCTCTACCGCGTGCGCATCCCGCTGCTCCTCGATGCAAGCGGCACGGGCGTGAATGCGGAGAGCGTCCCGGTGCTGCAAGGCGAGATCACGCTCGGCGGCGAGACGGACGCGCTCGCGCATTACCGCAAGACGCTGCGGCTCGTGACAAGCCCCTATCGCAACAAGGTCACGGTCTGGGAGCGGATCGCGCCGGTCTTCACGGGGAGCGCGGCACTCGCCTTCTCGCTGACCGTCACGCGCGGTGACAACGGCTCGGTGGAATCGCTGTCCTGCGCCATTCCGGGCGCGGAGAATGTGGCAGTTTCCGGCGGTGTCGTGACGGCGACACTCCCGCTTTCTCCGCGGGACAATGTGTTTGAAGTGACGGCGACCCTCTCCGGCTGCCGACCGCTCAGATTACGGATTCCAGTATACAGGCAGGTGAGCGCATGACGTTGAACGAGCACATTTACGGCGAAGTACAGGTGTACAATTTCGACCAGAACCAATGGATCACAGTCGCGACCCTCGGCGATTCGACCGTGATCGCAGCCGGCACAAGACGGCAGTGCTGCGAGGACGGCGCATTCGGCATTGGAGGCTGCTTTGCGGGGACGATGAACCTCACCTGCAAGTTGACCGGGCTGACGCGGTATCAGGTGAAAGGTGCGCGGGTGCTCCTGCGCCGATGGTTTGACGGCGAGAACAACCAAGGGCAAAATGCCCCACTCGAAGGCATTTTCTGGGTGACGGACGCACAAAAAACCGGGAACATTTTCACGCTCTCCGGGCAGGATGCGATGCTCTGGGCGGATGTTTCCAGCTACAACCATACGACCGCCGAGGACGGGCTTTCCGGCGGGATCTACGGCTTCGGCGAGTTCCTCGCGCAGCTTCATCCCGGCACGGGCGTGACCCTGCAAGCGTGGATGCTCTACGCCGTGCAGCTTGCGAATATCCTTGCAAAAAGGCAGACCGGCATGACTGCCGACCTCCTGACATGGCGCGATTACAGCGCGTCGGACAACGGCGGCATCGACTACAATAATGCCTATATCTGGACGGATTCCACGACCGAGGACACTGCACAGCCGGCGTTCTTCTGGCTCTACACGGACGACGGGGTCTACAAGGACGACAACCCGCGCAGTTTCCTGCGATGGCTCGCACAGGCGGCAGGCGGCTTTCTCACGGTCGCGAAGGACGGCGCGCTCACGCTGCGGCAGTTCGTGCAGCCGTCCCTTGGGGATGCAGTGATCCGGATGCAGGACATGGCGCAGGACGGCGAGGTCGCGGACTATCGCTTGCAGCTTTACAACACGGCGGTCGTCTATGATGATGCCCCGGCGGCAGTCGCGGGCGGTGCGCCCCCGGCGGCGAACGGGCTCGTCCCGTACCGGATCACAGCGGAGTCGAATCCGTTCCTGAACGGCTTTCGCGGCTACCAGTCGGAGCGCGCCGGGCAGTACCGGTTTTCGCCGGTGTATGGGCTTGCGATGTCGATGTATCACTACGGCGCGCAGCGAAATGTCGAGGCGCGACCGTTCGCCGTGCGCGTCCACACAGCGGATCGCTACGAACTCGGACAGCGGGTGCAGTTCCCGGATTTCCGCGACCTCGGCGAGAGCGAGACGCACGCATTCAACAGCGTGATCACCTCGGTCGAGTGGACGTTCCGGGGCGGGACGGCACTCTCCTGTGGTGGCGAAGATTCGCGTATTATGGCGGATTGTGTAAGGGCAACGAAAGCAGACAAGGCGGTGCGCGAATTGCGCAGCCGGTTCAAGGCATAGGAGGAACTATGAACACACTGGATTTTTTCGCAACATTACAGCGTATGCGCGCCTATCAGGGTGATACGCTGCCGGTCTTTTACATCCGCACGGATGCGAGTGACCTGACCGGATGCTCGATGCGGCTTGTGATCGAAAATGCTGACATTTCACACAGTGTCGCACTGACGCGAATCTGCACCGCACACACGTTCGGAGACGGCGGGCTGGGCTACTCCGTTCAGCTTGACAGCATCGACACGGCGGCTCTGGGCGCGGGGAACTTTGTGCTGCACTTCATCCTGACGGATGCGAGTGCCAACGATCACCGCAAACTCGTCGGGACGCTGACGCTCCTCGACATCCCGCAGGAGGTGTGAGCATGGAGATGCAGTTTTCCATCGGATCTGCGCAGACATTCGACTTCTCCCTCGGTGGCGGCACGACTGTGCTCATGCCCATTGTAGAGATGACACAGGCGCAGTACGATGCCCTCGAAACCTACGACGCGAACACCCTCTACGCCATCCCCGAGGAGGTGGAGTGATGCTCGAATATGCGAGAATGTACCACGGCGCGACGGAGCTCCGGCGGCTGTACCGGGGCAGCACGCTCCTCTGGGAAAAGCCGGAAGCGGCGGCTGGGCTCGCGCCTTGGGGGACGAACTGGCTCTTGTACGGCAGAGCGGATGATGCCGTGATGGCGTATCTGCAACCGGGCATCTATCTGCATTCGCCCGCCCGCTGGATTGCCTACGGATTCACTTGCGCCGAATCGCCGGAAAAGGTCGATTTCACGCGCATTAAGAACGTCCGCGCATACGGGAGTTTTGTGTCTGATCCGTCGTGGAATTTGCTCGGCGGGATCGCGGCACTGCCCTACACTCACAGCACACATCTGAACGAATCCATCACCGCGACAAAGCTTGTCGTTGCGGCGGCTGGCAGCAGCTTCATTGACCTCGACTGCACAGGGATCGGCGGCAACCAGATCCTGCTGCTGTATGCGGACATCGGTGCGGAGATGACGTTCACGCAGTTGGAGTTCACAGCCTACCCGGATGCCGATGTCACCGATTTGTCGGAAGCGGTGTGGGAACTGCGGAATTTCGAGTATCCTGCAACCACGGTCATCACCTGCAATCAGACAGCAACAGTCCCGTCGGGGGCGAGCAGCATCGCGGTGCATACGCAGCTTTCTGGCGGTGCGTCGAAGTCGTGCGCGGTGTTCCTCGATACAGCCGGTGATGTGATCGGCTACGGCGACGGATGGCAGGGGTCGGAGCAGGACACCGACCACCTGTGCAGCTACCGCCAGAGCATCCCGGCGGGGACGGCTTCGGTCGTGATCGCGGTCGGCTACGCGCCGGATATGACGCGGACGATGACACCGCAGGAGATGGTGCGGTGTGTGGTTTGTTTTGATTGATACGAATGGAGGGACTTACATGGAAGCAATTATCGTGGCAGCGATCACGGGCATTTGCAGTATCATCGGCGTGATCGTCACGGTCGCGGCATCGAATCGCAAGATCGAGCACAAGCTGGAGGTATCGCAGGCGGTCATGGACACCAAGATCGAAAGCCTGACGCAGGAGGTCAGGTGTCACAACGAATTCGCGCGGCGGATGCCCGTCATCGAGGAGCAGATCAAGGTCATCCATCACAGATTGGAGGACTTAGAGCGAAATGAAAGAAAAATTGGCTAAACTGATCGACGTGAAGTCGCTCGTCACACTCACCCTGACGGTGACGTTCGTGATCCTGAGCATCCGGCACGACCTGACAGGCGAGCAGTTCATGACGATCTTCACGACCGTGATCGCGTTCTATTTCGGGACGCAGTATCAGAAATCCAAGGAGGAGAAAAACGATGACAAATGAGAAAACAATCTGGGACAAGCTGATCGCCGCGGGGCTGACCCCGGCAGGCGCGGCGGGACTGATGGGCAATTTTCAGGCGGAATCCGCACTCGATCCACAGAATCTCCAGAATACCTGCGAGCGCAGGCTTGGCATGAGTGACGCGGCATACACAGCGGTGGTCGATGCCGGGAAATATGCCGATTTTGCGACTGATGCGGCAGGATATGGCTTGGCGCAGTGGACGTATTCCGCGCGGAAGAAGGCTCAGCTTGCCTATGCGAAATCACAGGGGAAGTCTGTCGGGGATCTCGGAATGCAGGTGGATTTCGCGCTGAAGGAGCTGCGAGAGAGTTACCCGGCAGTCTGGAACGTCCTGATCACGACCGCGAGCGTGCGATCGGCATCGGATGTGGTGCTGCTCCAGTACGAACGCCCGGCGGACACCTCGGAGCGCGTGCGGACGCTGCGGGCGGGTTTCGGCGAGGCGTATTTCGAGCAGCTTTCCGCGGCGGACGAGCCCGAGACACCGCCGATGCCCGAGCAGCCAAAGACCCGCACCGGGACGCTCGAACTCGACGGGAAGTTCTACGCGGTGGCGGTGACGGAGATCTGATGCTCTGCGATGGATGCTGCCTACTCTGCCCTTACGCGGGGCGGTGTGCGGACTATGGGATTACTTGATAGCTAACGAAGCCCCCGCGGAGGTGATGCTCTGCGGGGGTTGTTATTATATATGTATATAAGTACAGGTGTCGCACTTAGTGTCGTACAAAAGAAACAGCCGTCTCCGCGAAACACGGAAACGGCTGTTTTTCGGATCTGAGTGACGGGACTTGAACCCACGGCCTCTACCACCCCAAAGAAAACGGGGAATCGGCGGAAACCTATGTAAGTTTGATTTTGGGCGATATCCCTTATGTTTTGAAATCAAGGATACGAGATAAACAGATAAAAAAATTTGTTTATGTCGTACTGGTGTCGTACTGCTCAGCCGATTTTCAGGAGTTTTCGTGTGCTCTCCACATCACTGTGTGCATAGCGTTTCCGGAGCATTTTCAGATCAGCGTGCCCCAGCACATCGGCAACTGCGAAAATATTCTCACCGTCGTTTACCCAGATGCTCGCCCGGGTGTGCCGCAGTTCGTGCGGGTTCAGGATCGGGATGTCTGTTTTCTGCGCCATAAAGTGCGCGTGCATATCCCGCATGAAGATCGCATAATGCCGTCTGCTCCATGTGCGCGGGCTGCACACTTTCCCGCCGGCTGTGCAGATGATGTACTCGCTCCGGTTCGGGCGCGACTGGATCAGTGCCGCGGTTTCCGATGCGATCGGAATGTCCCGCCGGCGGAAATCGTTCTTCGGCTCGCCGATCTCGACACGCATTTTGCCGGTTTCCGCATCCTGTACGTCTGTCACGCCCTGACAGATGTGCAGGACCTTCTCGTCTGCATCGAAATCACACCAGCGCAGTCCGAGCAACTCCGAGCGGGACAGCCCATAACTCAGCATCAGATAGACACCAAGCCCATACCGGTGCTCTGCCGCATATTGCAGCACAAGCCGGCACTGTTCTTTCGTATAGATATGCTTTTCGGCTGCGCTGACCGTGCTTTTCAGCTTGATGCTGACGCAAGGGTTGCGAGTGATGATCTCGTTGAGCAGGGCACTCTCGAAGATGCGGTTCAGTGCCATCTTGTGCTTTTTGAGGGATTCGAGCGTCAGTTCCTGCCCCTTAGCATTAAAATAGTCCTGAATGTCGATCTGCCGGATCGCGGCGAGCCGATGCTTCCCGAAGTAAGGGATCAGGTGGTTCTCGATACTGTTGCGGTAGGTCAGGTGATAGGTGCTGTCTTTGACCGTGCCTTTCAGGCTTTCCAAGACGCGCCGCGCCCATGTTTCAAACGTGGTGCGGTTCTCTGTGACCGGCTCGCCGGTGATCTCCTGCACCGCCTGATTCACCTTGTACTGCTCGGCCTTGGCGCGGGCATCCGCCTTGCTGACGGAACTGTAGAAACTCTTGCGGATGAGAGCACCGTCGAAGGTCTTGCCGACAGTGACCTTGACCTCGTAGACATTGCCGTGGTTCGGCTTTTCCTTTTTGGGTCTGCCCATAATGATTCCTCCTTATACTTGACAAAATTGCCTTGCTTATGGTATAATGAGGATGTTCGGAAGGTCGCAATTTCTGAACATCCTACATAGTCCGCCTCGGTGTTTCCGGCACCGGGGCGGATTTCTTTTTCAAATGACCTAACCTGTGGAAACACCGGCGTGATTCTCATAATCGAAGAACATATCCTCTTCCACCATAATGATCGGTTTGCCTTGTTCCTGCAATTCCATTGCTTTCTCGATCTTTCTGCCGTATGTACCGTAGTACCACCTATCACTCCCAAGACTGCCGATAATCAGGTAGTCCGTTTTTCCGGATACATCCTTTTTTACAAATGCACCAAGACTTTCAAGCTTTGCCCGGATCGCGTCTTCATCGGCAATCATGAAATCTCCGGTCAGAACGATCGACTTGCCCGCAATATCGGCATACTCGGGATGGATCGTACAATTCTGCATATTCTCGGTGGATTGTCTCGCTTTGTCCCGGGCAGTATGATATACACCGATATAGGTTGGTTTCAGCTTCTCGTATACATAGTGATTGGCAATGCAGTCGTTCAATGCTCTGTGCGCATCATACTGAATTCTAAAGTAACGTGCGAGTGCAGGCAGCCTATAGCTTATCACGTTGATCCTGCACTTTCTGGCATAATGCAGGGTGTCCAGCATATTGTTGCCTAATAGCGGAAGATGCAGGGCTTTGCAGGCGTAGTTGAGCACATTCACATCATAGGCGCGGATATTATGACCTAACAGCACATCATTGCCTATGAATTGCAGGTACTCGCCAAGCTTCTGCTCCAGCGGAGGTGCGGATTCGAGCATCTCATTTGTGATGCCGGTGATCTGTGATACTTGGTCTGAAATCCCCTCCGGCGGTCGAATCAGTGTGGAATACTGTGCTACGATCTTTCCACGGCGAACTCTGACGGCTGCCAATTCAATGATATTAGCCTGATTCGCATATTTACTGGAAGTTTCCAGATCAATGACAGTGTAATTGACCAGTTTTTCGTACAGCAAGTTTCCTTTTGTAGGCTGCTGCTGCGTATGAGGAGAGGAAGCAGCCTGCAATGGTGTATTGGAACTCTGTGCAACCGGCTGCGTCCCAGTTTTGACAGGAGCATTCACTTTGTTGGCATTGGAATAAGAAGAACACGCCAGCACAATATCAACGAGCCAACCAATACCGAACAGTCCAAAGGTGAACAGCCAGATCAGACCGAGAACAGCTTCTCCGCGTCTGAACCGCCAATAGCCGAATGCGCCGAACAAAACCGTAAGGACAACATCGGCAGAACTTGCGGTGATGCTTTTGTTTGACGAATTAGTTCGTGCCATCACACGTCCTCCTTTTTGTAACGGTCAATTTCAGATAACTCCTCAACACGTTCGACAGCCTTTTCCTGCCCTATATCATTTAAAGAGTGATACAGAGTTAGCAGCTTCATAAAGCGCGGATCATCTGGTTGCAGCGTATGCGTGACCTTGACCCCAAGCAGCCTGACAGGATTGATTTGCAGGATTTTCGCAAGGCTCTGGATCTTGTCCCGGCGCATATTTGAGATATATCCATCTTCCCATTTCTTGACTGTGCTTTTACTGACACCGACTGCGTTGCCGACTTCTTCCAGAGTGAGCCCCAGTTCCTTTCGGCGGCTTCGTATCAGATTGCCAATCTCGTTCACAACGATCACCTCCATCTATATTATAACACGCGAGTTTCTGAAATGCAACTATTTTTTGAAAAAACTCAAAAAAAGTTTCCTTTAGGGGTTGACAAGTGGCAAAAAGTGTGTTATACTGAAAGTATCCTAAAGGAAACAAGTGAACAACGGAAAGGAGGAAAACGACTTGAACAGTAACGATTTAAGGGCAGAGATTGCAAGAAACGGTTTGACGATTCCGAAGCTTGCCTTGCTGATCGGAATGGACAAAAAGACGCTGTATTCCCGTATCAACGGCGAAACTGCGTTTAGGCAGACAGAAATCGTCAAGGTGTCTCAGGTGCTCAAACTGTCCGAGGAGACCATCATGCAGATTTTTTTTGCGGATATGGTTTCCTAAAGGAAACAAAAGGAGGAACCAATCATGCATGAAGTAACCATCACCCACACCGCAACCGGAATCCCCTGCGTCAGCAGCTTGCAGGTAGCAGAGGACTTCGGGAAGAAGCACAAGAATGTAGTTCAGACGATCGAGAACCTTATTGGGACATCGGCTGAAAATTCAGCCGATCTCTCCAAGATGTTTCTGGAGAGCACCTACGATGACAGCTACGGCAGAAAGCAGAAGTGCTACGACATCACCCGCGACGGCTTTTCACTGCTCGTCATGGGCTTTACCGGCAAGGAGGCGCTCGACTGGAAGCTTCGGTACATCGACGCTTTCAACCGTATGGAACAGACCATCCGGCGACAAGTCAGCCAGATCGAGCAGCTTGAATCGCAGGCAAGAGCCGACCGCGCCGCTGCGATGCGCATGAATGCCGAGAACCGCCGCATGAAGATGCTGCTCGACCATCCGGAGATGCAGAAGCTTTCGCCAGAGTCGCTCGCCGTCCTCGGTGTCAAGCGCATGGAGGAAACGACCGGCAAGGACGCGAGCACCGCGCTCCCGCAGACGGGGCGTACCTACAGCGCGACCGAGATCGGCGAAATGCTCGGCGGGATCTCCGCCATGAAGATCGGGCAGACGGCGAACAAGTTCGGGCTGAAAACTGAGGAATACGGCATCACGGTGCTGGACAAGTCCCGCTATTCCGCGAAGCAGGTCAGCGCGTTCCGGTATAACCGCAAGGGGTTGGACAAACTGGCGGAACTGCTCGGACTGTCCGACAAGGTCAAAAGCGCGTGAGTGCGCGGAAAGGAGAACCCATGTCCACCGCCATCATCGTGACCCTTCTGCTGATCTGTTCCCCCGCGATCCTGCTGCTGGCGTTTCTGCTTGCCGTGGTCGTATTCTGCGTCATTGCATTCATCCTGACGCTGCCGATCGCCGCAGTCAGTGCGGTCGTGGAACTACTCAGCCGAAAAGACTTGTGGAAGGAGAACCCATGACCCAACTTGAAATTCTTAAACTCGCCCTTGATGGTGTAGAACAGAAGATCAGAAGCGCAGCAGATCTGACAAGATGTTGCGTAACTGATAAGCACCTCAAAGAACTGAAAGACAGGATCAAGGAGCATGATGAAATCGCCGAACTGATCAAGCAGCGCGAACGCCTTCAATGAGGACACATCATGAAACCCCTATACCTCTACCTCATCCGCTACCTTCGCCCCGGCGAGGGGCTGATGACCTACGCGACCAACGACCCTGACCTCTACAGGCGGGAACTCTCCCGGCTGCACCGAGACGGTATCGAGGTCGTGTCGAACTACCGCACACGAATGTAGAAGGGAGAGATCGTTATGACCCCCGAACAGAAAATCACAGAATTTCTTGCCGCCGACACCGCGAAACTTGCAGACATCATCGAGAAGCATCCGATGCAGATCCCCGTTCCGGTGCTCGCCGATCTGTTCGGCTGCACACAGGACACGCTCCGGAACGCTTTGCAGGAGCAGGGACTCCTCGGCATCGCCGAGCGACGTCCCGGAAAACTGAACCGCGGTTTCGTCGTTCCGACCGCACACTTCGTCCGCTGGTATATGTGCCAGTGGCGGTATTAAGGAGGAACCCGCATGACCACACAAGAACGCCAGACGATCATCCGCAGGAACGCAAAGGGAGCCGCCGAGGCGATCCTTGCCAACCTCGACACGCTCGAGGATGCCGTCATCCTGACAACGCACGGCAAAGCCGGCACGATCAAGTGCCTTGCCGGGACGGAGATCGGCACGATCGGGCTTTCGCTGATCGCGATCTTCGACACGCTCGATGCCGCACCGGATGAGCAGACACGCGCGCAGCTTGGCATGAGCACGATCCAGCACATCATGAATCACTTGCAGAATGGAGGCAACCAATGCTACTGACCGAATTTGAGAACCTGACCGGCATCCACCCGGACATCAACCTCTACCGCGTGATCGAGCACGAGTACAACACCGGCGACTGGGCGGACAAGGCTGGCTTTTGCCACGACTACAAATTCGATGTGGACGGGCTCGCGAGCCGCTTGCAGATGGCGGCAAACCAGCGGCTCATCGACATCGAGGAGCAGCACAAGCGCGAGGTGTACGAACTCCGGAAGCGCGTGGAGCTGCTCACCCGAGAGGTCGGGGAACTTGGGAGCAAAAACGAATGGCTCACCGAGGACAATGCAACCATGCGCCGCACCATGCAGCAGATGCAGGTGGACGAGCGCAGATGCCGGATGTTCCGCGTGCTCGAACGCTATGCGCGCGAGGACGTAGAGCCCGACACGATCGGCTGCAACGTGTATGCGTTCATCGACCTGCTCAGAGAGGGGGGAGATGCGGAATGACCAACCTCACCGCGATCCTCACCATCGCGATCCTCGTGATCTGCTTTGTGACAATTCTCGTGATCCTCGATATCGCCGTGGGTGAGGTGATGGACAACTACGACCGTCAGAACCGCGCCGAGGAGCGGGAGCAGAAACTCGCAGAGAATGCCGCATGGTACGTCAAGACGCGCGAGCAGGATCTCCGCGAGGATCTGTTCCGGGCGTATGTTCGGGAGGTGGACAAGCCATGAAGCAAGACACCACACAATGCGTCATCTGCGGCGCAGAATTCCCGAGTGCCATCGTATGGTCGATCCCGACACGGGAGAACCATTACACCCCGAAACCCTACCGGAAGGAGATCTGCGACAAGTGCGTTGCACCGGTCAAGCCGGGCGATAAGCCAAAGCCCAGCGGCAAGGTCTACCGCTACAACACCGACCCGCTCCCCTATGTGCAGCTTGCCGGTGAGATCGAAAACAGGGTGCTGCACGAGTACCGCACGGTCTACGAGAAAGCACTGGATTCCGCAGATGCGATGCGCTTCGAGGTGCTGCTGACAGATGACGAGAAAGCATTCCTCCAGCTTCATGCAAGGATCACAGCGTCCGAGGGAATGTATCATCAGGCACTCACCATGTCAAATTTTCCTGATCTGCTCGATGCTGCGCGCCGTGATGCAGAACGTTCGGACGAGCGGTTTCTACGAATGCGCAGCGAGGGCTACGACATCTTCCGGCGCGGAGAGGCATACAGAAAGTGGCGGAAAGAACAAGATAAAAAAAGCACCTGACCCGATTCACCGGGTACAGATGCACAGAAAAGTATACACCATCATTCTACCAGAAAGTGAGGAAAAAGTCAAGTGGAAACACAGATCAAAATGCACCGCGGCACGCCCCGGCGTGCGATCCTGCTCATCGGGCAGACGTATCGCACGAGCAGCGGCAGTGTCGTGGTCGTGGACAAGATCGCCGGCGGCTACATCACCGGCGCGGAGCCCGCGCTGGCAGCTTGCCTCCCAATGCCCTTGAGGGCAAAGGTCGGCGACAACCTCGACAGGCATATCGAATGGGAGCGGTCGTCCGGGGGACGGCGGAAGGAGGGCTTGTGATGCGCGTTTTAGTTGCTTGCGAGGAATCGCAGCGGGTCTGCACGGCATTCCGGGCGCGCGGGCACGAGGCGTATAGCTGCGATGTGCAAGAGCCCTCCGGAGGGCATCCGGAGTGGCACATCCTCGGGGACGCGCTCGCCGTGCTGAACCCTGAGCAGATCAGCAGCAAGTTCAACGGAATCGTGTTCAAGACGATGGACGGAACAGCCCATGCTGTTAAGGGAAAGTGGGATCTGCTCATCGCGCATCCGCCGTGTACCTACCTGACGAGCGCGGGCGCGTGCCGGCTGTTCGATGCGCAGCACCGGATCAAGGACGACGACCGCGCCGCGAAAGGCTGGGCGGCTGCCGGATTCTTCCGGCGGTTTCTGGATGCCGACTGCGAGCGGATCTGCGTGGAGAACCCCGCACCGATGCATTACTGGAATTTGCCGAAATACAGCCAGATCATCGAGCCGTACCAGTTCGGGCATCCGTGGAAGAAGCGCACCTGCCTGTGGCTGAAAGGACTTCCGCCGCTCGTGCCGACCGAGATCGTTAAGCCGACAAGCTGCTGGGTGGAGACGAACGGTCGCACCTGCCGCACCAAGCTGCGCGGCGAAAAGGGCGCGAGATCCCCCAAGGATCGCGCCAAGACCTTCCCCGGGATCGCCAATGCGATGGCGGAACAGTGGTCATAAACAACGAAAGGAGCATCATCATGCCAGTCAAAATCAACACCCTCGAGATCGAGAACGTCAAGCGCGTCAAAGCCGTCACGCTTGCCCCTGCCGAGAACGGGCTGACCATCCTCGGCGGCAACAACGGGCAGGGCAAGACCTCCGTGCTCGATGCCATCTGCTGGGCGGTCGGCGGCGCGAAGTTCAAGCCGTCCAATGCCGCCCGCGACGGCGCGTACACCGACCCGCACATCCGCCTGACCCTCTCGAACGGGCTCGTCGTCGAGCGGCAGGGCAAGAACGCCGCGCTCAAAGTCATCGACCCCGCCGGCAACAAGTCCGGGCAGGCACTGCTCGACAGCTTCATCTCGGAACTCGCGCTCAATCTGCCGAAGTTCCTGAACGCTTCCGACAAGGAGAAAGCCGGCACGCTCCTCCAGATCATCGGCGTTGGCGATCGGCTCGCCGCGATGGAGAACGAGGAGCAGCGGCTCTACAACCAGCGGCATACCATCGGCGTGATCGCCGACCAGAAGAAGAAATTCGCTGCCGAGCTTCCGTCTTGGAATAACGTTCCTGAGCAGCCGGTCACGGCATCGGAACTAATCGCACAGCAGCAGGATATCCTGCGCAGAAATGCCGAGAAGCAGCGCATCCGCGCAGACCTTAACAAGTGGAAAGCCGAGGTGGTGCGGCTGACGAACGATCTTTACAATGCGCAGCAGTTCCTTGACATTGCAGAAACAGAAGCGCAGGGCGGTCTGGAGGAAGAATCGACCGCTGAGATTGAGCGCAGCATTTCCGAGATCGAACTCGTGAATGCGAAAGTCCGTGACAACATCAACAAGGCACAGGCTGAGCAGGAAGCCGCCGACCTCTCCGGTCAGTACGACGATCTCACCGAGCAGATCGAGTGCATCCGCATCGCCAGACGGGATCTGCTGAACACCGCTGATCTCCCCCTTCCGGGGCTCTCCGTGGAGCAAGGCAAACTCCTCTACAACGGCAAGGCGTGGGACTGCATGAGCGGCGCGGAGCAGCTTCGTGTGGGTGCTGCGATCGTGCGGCGGCTCAAACCCGATTGTGGATTTGTCCTGCTGGACAAACTCGAGCAGATGGATGTGCAGACCCTCCGCGAGTTCGGCGCATGGCTCGAATCCGAGGGACTGCAAGCCATCGCCACCCGGGTCAGCACCGGGGAGGAGTGCAGCGTGATCATTGAGGATGGGCGAATTGCAGGAAGCATCGCCGAAGCAGAACAGCCGAAATGGCAGAAAGGAGTTTTCTAATGAACATTACAAAAGGCATCCAGACCAAGCCCCTCAAGGTCGTGATCTACGGTCCGGAGGGCATCGGGAAAACCACGTTTGCAAGCCGTTTCCCATCGCCGCTGTTCATCGACACCGAGGGCAGCACCACCCGTTTAGATGTGGCACGCACCGAGCCGCCGTCCAGCCTTGCCATGCTGACCGCCACCCTCACCGAGATCCGCGACCGCCCGCCGCAGGGATTCCGCACGCTCGTGCTCGACACCATCGACTGGGCGGAGCGGCTGTGCATCCGGCAGGTGTGCGAGAAGAACGGCAAATCCGGTATTGAGGATTTCGGCTACGGCAAGGGCTATTCCTATGTCTACGAGGAGATGGGACGCATCCTGACGCTCCTCGATGAGATCGCCGACCGCGGGATGCACGTTGTCCTGACCGCACACGCTGCTGTCCGCAAATTCGAGCAGCCGGACGAGATGGGGGCTTACGACCGGTGGGAACTCAAACTCATCAATTCCCCGCGCTGCAATTCCTGTGCCATGGTCAAGGAATGGGCGGACATGGTGCTGTTTGCGAACTACAAGACCTATGCCGTGGCGGTCGATAAGGACGGCAGAAAAAACAAAGCCCGCGGCGGCGAGCGCGTCATGTACACCACCCACAATCCCTGTTGGGATGCCAAGAACCGGTTCGGGCTGCCCGATTGCCTGCCGTTTGATTTCACGCAGATCGAGGGGATTGTCGGCGGGAGTGCCACATCTCCGGCACAGACACCGCCTGCACAGAATCCCGCTCCCACACCCGCTCCGACACCACAGCCGCAGCCTGCGCAGACTTCCGCACCGCCGCAGCAGCAGCCCGATGACCTTGCGGACTTCGAGCCGATCGGCACGGGTGGTATCCCGGACGGCATCCCCGCTGCGCTCGCCGACCTTATGCGGCAAAACCATGTGGGCGAGAACGAGATCCAGCTTGCTGTCGGGATGCGCGGGTACTTCCCGGAGGATATGCCCATCACGCAGTACCCGCCGGATTTCGTGCAGGGTGTGCTGATCGGCGCATGGGAGCAGGTGTTCGGGATGATTCAGGAGAACCGCAAGGTTCCGTTTTAACCACATGAGAGGAGAAATTTACAATGGCTAATTATAACGCAACCGATGAATTCGAGGAACTGGGCTACGAGGGTACGATCGAGGACGAGGGCTCGGGCTTTGTGCTGCTGCCGGAGGGCGACTACGACTTCACAGTGTCGAAGATCACACGCGGGCGGCATCAGGGTAGCGAGAAAATGCCCGCCTGCAACTGCGTTACCGTCGAGCTCACAGTCTGGGGGCAGGAGGACAGAACGACTGTCACCGAGCGACTGTTCCTCGTCAAGAAGTTCGAGTGGAAACTCTCGCAGTTCTTCCTCTCCATCGGCTTGAAGAAGCACGGCGAGCCGCTCAATATGCGCTGGAATATCGAGGGGATGCGCGGCAAGTGCCGGGTCTATGTCGATAAATTCCAGAAGAAGGACGGCGGCGAGGGACAGTCGAACAAGATCAAGAAGTTCTATGCCTATGATGAGAATGTCACGACACTCTCTCCGCAGGCGAACACGCAGCAGACACAGCCGACTTATCAGCAGCCGCAGACGGGTTCTGCTTGGAAAGCGGGGGCGTTCTGATGGAGCTGCGTCCCTATCAGGAAGAAGCCCGCACGGCGGTGCTGGGCGAGTGGGCGCAGGGGAATCTGCGCACGCTCCTCGTGCTGCCGACCGGGTGCGGCAAGACCATCGTCTTTGCCAAGACCGCCGAGACTTGCGTCCGGCAGGGCGACCGGGTGCTCATCCTCGCACATCGGGGTGAACTCCTCGATCAGGCGGCGGATAAGATCAAGACCGCGACCGGGCTCGTCTGCTCGACCGAGAAAGCCGAGCAGTCCTGCCTCGACCCGCAGAACCGCTGGTATCGCGTCACGGTCGGCTCGGTGCAGTCGATGATGCAGGAAAAGCGTCTCGCCCGGTTCGCGCCGGAGCACTTCTCGACCATCATCATTGACGAGGCGCACCATGCCGTCTCCGACAGTTATCAACGGATCTTGGCGCATTTCCCTGCGGCGAAAGTCCTCGGCGTGACCGCAACGCCCGACCGCGGCGATATGCGGGAACTCGGGTCGGTGTTCGATTCGCTCGCGTATGAGTATACCCTCCCCCGCGCCATCAAGGAGGGCTACCTCTCGCCGATCAAGGCGGTCACGATCCCCTTGCAGCTTGATCTGACGAATGTCGGGGTGCAGTCGGGCGACTTCAAGCCCGGCGACCTCGATGACGCGCTCGACCCCTACCTCCACCAGATCGCCAAGGAGATGCAGACCTACTGCAAGGATCGCAAAACCGTCGTGTTCCTGCCGCTCATCCGCACCTCGCAGAAGTTCTGCGCGATCCTGAACGAGGTGGGTTTTTGCGCCGCCGAGGTCAACGGACAGTCGGAGGACAGAGCCGAGATCCTCGCCGATTTCGACAAGGGCAAATACAACGTCCTGTGCAACTCCATGCTCCTGACCGAGGGGTGGGACTGCCCGAGCGTGGACTGCGTGATTGTGCTGCGCCCGACCAAGGTGCGCTCACTCTACTGCCAGATGGTCGGGCGCGGGACACGGCTCTCTCCGGGCAAGGATCACCTGCTGCTGCTGGATTTTCTCTGGCACACGGAGCGGCACGAACTGTGCAGACCCGCGCATCTCATCTGCGAGAACAGCGAGGTCGCGGAGAAAATGACAGCGGATCTGGCGGAGAACGCGGGGTGCGAAACAGACATCGAGCAGGCAGCCGAACAGGCGGAGAGCGAGGTGCAGGCGGAGCGCGAATCCGCCCTTGCCAAGCAGCTTGCCGCGTGCAAGGCTCGTAAGCGTAAGCTGGTCGATCCCTTGCAGTACGAGATGTCCATTCAGGCGGCGGATCTGTCCGGCTATGTCCCGGCGTTCGGATGGGAGGCATCCCCGCCGACCGACAAGCAGAAGGCTGCGCTCGAAAAGCTGGGGCTGTTCCCCGATGAAATCGAGAGCGCGGGCAAGGCGCAGCTCCTCCTCGACCGGATGCAGAAACGCCGCGCGCTGGGGCTGACGACCCCCAAGCAGATCCGGTTCTTAGAGGGGCGCGGCTTCCAGCACGTTGGCACATGGGAATTCTCGCAGGCAAGCAGCATGATCGCACGGATCTCGGCGAACGGATGGAAAATTCCGCATGGCATAGACCCTAACACATTCACACCGGAGGTGAACGCATTTGCAGGATTTGAAGGACTTACTTGACCACATTCCCGCCGCCGACTGCACCTATGAGGAATGGGTGCAGGTCGGGATGGCACTCAAACACGAGGGCTATGATGTCAGCGTGTTCGACACATGGAGCGCATCCGATCCCCGCTACAGGCGCGGCGAATGTGCGCGGAAATGGGACACGTTCCGCGGCAGCAGCGAGCCCGTCACGGCGGGCACGATCGTCCAGATCGCAAAGCAGCACGGTTACACCCCCGCGGTGTTCGATGCGTACGATCCGCTCGATTTCGAGGGGGTCATCAATTTCGAGGGAAGCGGTGCGGATCACCCGACGGATGGTGCATTGCTGCCGCTGACCCGGAAAAGCGCGGACGACCCGGCAAGGGAACTCATCGACTATCTCCGCGCCCGTTTCGAGCCGGAGGAATATGTCGGCTATGTCACATCCGTCTACGAGGGCGAGGGTGGCAGGCTCTCTCCGACGCGCGGAAACTACGACCGCACGGCGGGGCAGCTGATTGACCTGCTCGAAAGCTGCGGCGGCGACATCGGCAGCGTGCTCGGCGATGCCGACCCCAGAGCAGGCGCGTGGATCCGCGTGAACCCACTGGACGGCAAGGGCGTGAAGGATGAGAACGTTACCGATTACCGCTATGTTCTGGTGGAATCGGACACCCTGCCCATCGAGCAGCAGTACGCGCTCCTGCACGAACTCGAACTCCCGATCGTCACGCTCACGCACACGGGCGGCAAGTCTCTGCACGCGATCGTCCGCATTGACGCACACAACAGCCGCGAGGTCTACCGGGAGCGCGTGTCGTTCCTCTTTTCCGTGTGCGAAAAGAACGGCTTACAGATCGACCGGAACTGCCGCAATCCCTCCCGCCTGACCCGCCTGCCGGGATTTCAGCGCGGGGGAAACTGGCAGTACCTCATGGAGACGAACATCGGCAAGCCCGACTTCGAGACATGGCGCGACTTCATCGAGGAGCGCACGGACGACCTGCCCGATGCCGAGAATGTCGCAGATTTCTGGGACGAGATCCCGCCGCTGCGCCCCGCGCTCATCGAGGGCGTGCTCCGGCAGGGTCACAAGATGCTGCTCTCAGGACCGTCCAAGGCGGGCAAGAGTTTTTCGCTCATTGAACTTGCGATCGCCATTGCCGAGGGCGGCGAGTGGATGGGATTCCGCTGCGCACAGGGCAAGGTCTGGTATGTCAACCTCGAACTCGACGATATCTCCTGCAAGCACCGCATCCGGGATGTGTACGCTGCACTTGGGATCGAGCCGAACCATCTCGCCAACTTCGACATCTGGAATCTGCGCGGCAGAGCCGTCCCGATGGACAAACTCGCGCCGTCCATGATCCGCCGCGCCCGCCAAAAGGGATATGCGGCGATCATCATTGACCCGATCTACAAGGTCATCACGGGCGATGAGAATTCCGCCGAGCAGATGGCGAATTTCTGCAACCAGTTCGACAAGGTCTGCGCGGGCGCAGGGTGCGCGGTGATCTACTGCCACCATCACTCCAAGGGCGCACAGGGCGGCAAGCGTTCGATGGACAGAGCCTCCGGTTCGGGCGTATTCGCCCGCGACCCGGACGCGCTCCTCGACATGATCGAGCTGCCTGTTTCCGAACAGCTTCGCAAAACCGAGGAGGACAAGGCGGTGTGCGCGGTCTGCAAGGACTGGCTGCGGCGGTTTCTCACGGATTACGACAGCGAGATCTCGCAGGACGATGAGCAGAGCCGGGTGCGCATGATGGAGCACTGCCGGAATCACCTGAAAGCAAACAGCATGGAGCGGATGCAGGAGGAGATCGCGGCGGCTCTGCGGCGCGTGCGCACCCGGACGGCATGGCGCATCGACGGCACGCTGCGCGAATTCCCGAAGTTCGACCCGGTGAACGTCTGGTTCGACTACCCTGTGCATCGCCTCGACCGGCTCGGGGTGCTGCGGGATATTGATCCGGAGGAGGAGACGACATGGCGGAAGAATCTCGGCAAGCGCAAGAGCAATGCCGAGCGCAAGGCGGAGCGTGGCTCGGAGATCGACATTGCATTCGAGGGCTGCGCGAAGGACGGCGTAGCCACGCTCTCGGAACTCATGGAAGCGACCGGGAAAAGCGAGGACACCGTCCGCCGTCATCTGAAAGAGCACGGCGGATTCTGGATCGAGGACGGCAAATGCGGCAAGAAAGCCGATGCCGCAAAACCGAACTAATGCGTCTTGCGTCTTGCCGCAAAACCGGGATTTGCGTCTTGCGGCTGACAGACGCAAAATCGAGTTTTACCGACTTTGCGGGAGTGTGCCGCAAAATCGAGAAAATACCGACTTTGCGGGAGACGCACGCAAGTATATTATTATCATAATATATTTTGCGGCTCGGGAATGCCGCAAAAAATATGATTTCAAATAATCACCGCGCCCACAAGCGCAGCCCAAAGGAGGAGGAAGAAAATGACATACGAACAAATCGTTTCCGCTCACAAGGTGATGAACGTAATCGAAAAATACCTTGAACTGCAAAAAGCAGCACAAGACCTGACGAAGCAGGAACGCCAGATGCTGATTCAGTCATTGCAGCAAAACTTACAGGAGGAGAAATCATGACAGAATTTTTCATGCCCATGATCCCGCCGACCTCGACCCATCAGCAGCAGGGTCATGTCCAGACGAAAGACGGCAGGCACAAGATCTACGCCCGCGCCAATGGAGATGCCGAGGGGAAGCTGACCGCGCACCTCGCACAGCACATCCCGCCCGAGCCCTACACCGGTGCGCTGCGGGTCGTCGTCAAGTGGTGCTACCCCGTCAAGGCAAAGCACTGCGACGGCGAATGGCACACGAACAAGCCCGATGCGGACAACCTCTGCAAGGCACTCTATGACATCATGTCGCGGCTCGGGTTCTGGAAGGACGACCGGCAGATCGCATCGAGCATCACGGAGAAGTTCTGGGCGGAGATCCCGGGGATCTATGTGCGGATCGAGGTGCTCGCATGAGAATCGAGGAGGTCAAAGCCGCACTTGGAAAGCCCGTCCGTTTCCGGAGCGGGGAAGCTGCACTGCGATGGCATCTACACTCTCACCGGCTGCATCATCCGCCTCGGGTACAGGGGCTTTCGCTACGAGGCGGAGATCACGCGGGACGGACACTGCATCCTCGTGCGGCTCGAGGACATCGAGCGGGCAGAGGGAGCCGCTCCGGAGTGCCGGAGGATCACCCGTCAGCAAGCCAACAACGCACGCGAGATGTTAACCGGCTGTCTGAACCGGATGTTTGTCTCGGACGACCCGGAGGAGATCGAGCGGATGTTCGATGCAGCGCTCGGCGATGCTGCGATTGTCCGGACGTATGGATTACAGAGATTGGAGGAACCCGAAAATGAATGATGAAATCATGACAAAGGACGTAAACGACACGGCAGAACAGGTGCAGCTTCTGGCAAACACACTTGCAGGGTGCGCATTGGAACTGTACGATCTGGCAGGAGATGATATCTCCCTCGAACTCGAGACGGAGGACGGCAGGCGGATCGAGGTTGCAGTGCGTGAGGTTGGAGGTGGCGGAAATGACTGAGCCGAACAAAGACCTCCTCCTGCACAAGATCCTCCACTCCCGCGATCTGACCGCGGTGGAGAAGCGGTATCTCGAAAAGTTGGTTACGGCGGATAACTCCGACAAGAAACGCAACAAGGTTGGACACTGGATTACGCACGCAAACGGAACACAAACGCTTTACAAATGCTCAGAATGTAACAACTGGTTTCCCATTGCTGGCAGTCGATGCCCATGCGGTGCGAAGATGGAAGGAGTGACGACGAATGCTTAAACTCTACGGCTACAGCGATGATATCATCACGATCGAAAGAGACGGCAAACCCGAGGAAGAACTGGATGCCTTTGACACGATCGTGACCATCTGGTTCGACGACCACACCGGGATCGAGGTCGGCTACAGTAAACCGGGGACTGGGATCTGGTTCATCCGTGTGATCAAGCAGGGTTCTGCCATGCAGCATCTGACCGTCTGCGATGATGAAAATGCCAAGATCTACAGTGATGTATTTGAGATCGACGCTGAGATCAAACTCATCATCCCGCGACCGGTTGACGGGGGTGCTCCCCATGTGGAATAAACCCACCTCATCCCCCAAATGCCCCCGCGGCGACTGCATCCACTACGCGACACCCCCGGACGCGCTCCCCTGCCGGAACTGCACCTGCAATCGGCTCGGGACAGGGTGCAGGTCGTTTTGCTACGAATCGGATGCGAAAGTGAAAGGAGAACCCCATGACCCCCGAAGAACGTAAAGCCAAAGTGGACTGGCTCAACCGCGCCTTCCACGCCGAGAAGAATGCTCGCGCTTGGATGGCGAAACTCGAACGCGACCGCTCCCTCGCCGAGCGCATCTCCCGGAATGCGTCTGAGAGACCGCAGGGAGCGTCTGGCGGCGCGCCGGGCAACACCACCGAGGATTACCTCATCCGCCTTGCCGGGACGCAGGAACGCTTGCAGGACGCTCTCCGAGCCCTTGCCGATGTGCGCGAGGAGATCACCGAGGCGATCCGCCGCGTGGAGGATCTCGATGCCCAGACCATCCTTGTGCGGCATTACCTCGCGTATGAGACATTCGAGGTGATCGCGGAGAAGATGCACTACAGCCTTCGCAGCATCCACTACAAGCACAACACCGCGCTGGAACAGGTTTGCATTGAATTGCACCCTCAAAGTGTGTTATGATTAGAATGCAGATAAGCAGGCAGCCAGTGAGCAACGCGAACGCGGCTGATCGCTTATACACAGTAAAAGCGGTGAGGAACAGACAGTCGCTTTCCCGGCAGAACCCCTGCCGGGTTCACTTCCTCACTTGCTTTTCACCCTCTGGCGGCGTAGAGCAGTAGCCAGCTCGCGTGGCTCATAACCACGAGGTCATTGGTGCAAATCCAATCGCCGCAATCGGTTTCCACTTATCCGTTTCTTCCCCTATATTGGCACAAGGCTCTGGGCAATCGCTCAGGGCTTTTGTGTTCCCGTTGACAGGAGCATGGGGGGAGCTACCCCCTCAAATTCCTCGCTCGTAATTGAAATACTCACTATGCAAAAAACTGCCCGCAAAGGAGATTCAGCCATGACCTACGGCATCGACTACCTCCGCAGGAAACTCGCGCACAAGGCATCGCGTGTGCGGCTGCGGTATCAATACTACGAGATGAAACAGGCGATGCAGCAGGTGTCCGCGCTCATCCCGCCGGAATTCCGGTCGCTCTCCTACTCCCTCGGATGGTGCGCCAAGGCGGTGGACACGCTCTCCGACCGCATCGTCTTCGACGGCTTTGAGGGCGACATCGCCAAACTTAACGAGATCTACACGCTCAACAACGCCGATGTCCTGCACGGCTCGGCGGCTCTCTCCGCGCTCATCTCAGCGTGCAGCTTCCTCTACATCGGCAAGCAGCCCGACGGCTACCCGTCCATCGAGAGCATCGACGGTGGGAACGCGACCGGCATCATCGAAACGACCACGAACCTCCTCACCGAGGGCTATGCCGTCCTTCACCGGGACGAGCACGGGCAGCCGGATCTCGAGGGCTACTTCCTCCCGTACCGGACGGAGTATTACCGCGAGGGGAAACTCGACGAGGTGTTCACGCACCCCGCACCCTACCCGCTCCTCGTGCCGGTCATCTACCGCCCGGATGCGCACCGACCGTTCGGGCATTCGCGCATTTCGCGTGCGTGTATGGATATCGTGCAGGCGGCACTTCGGACGATGCTGCGCACGGAGGTCGCGGCGGAGTTTTACAGCGTCCCGCAGAAGTACATCCTCGGGCTTGCCGCGCGTGAGAACGAGGAAACGGGCGAACTCGAGGTCGAATTTGACCGGCGGCAGGCGACGCTTTCCTCCTTCCTGTATTTCACGAAGGACGAGGACGGGCAGTCCCCGACAATGGGGCAGTTCGAGACGGGCAGCATCGCGCCGTTTGTGGAGCAGATGCGCATGAATGCGAGCCTGTTCGCGGCGGAGACGGGGCTCACGCTCGACGATCTCGGCTTTACGACCGAGAACCCGTCCTCGGAGGAAGCGATCAAGGCATCGCACGAGAACCTTCGCCTGACGGCAAGGCGCGCGCAGCAGACGTTCGGGACTGGATTCCTGAATGCCGGCTACCTCGCTGCCTGCATCCGCGACAACACGGAATATGAACGCCGCGCATTTGCCGGCATCCGCCCGGCATGGCTGCCCATCTTCGAGCCGGATGCTGCCGCGCTCGGCGTGCTGGGCGACGCGATCCTGAAGATCAATCAGGCATCGGAAGGCTTTATGGGCGAGCGGAATATCCGGGGGCTCACCGGGATGAGGAGTGATGTGCAGTGACCCTGCAAGCGTTGTATCAGGAATTCCAGAGGAAATGCGCACTCGACACGAAGCTGCGCAGTCTCCGGAAGAAGATCGACAGCGGCAGTGCGGGTTTCGGAGATACGGCTGCCTACTCGGAGCGCATCTCGAATCTGCTCGGGAAAACGCTGTCAAAGCACATCGAGGGAATCCCGGTCAGCGAGCGGGAGAAGGTCTGCCAATGGCTTTTGCAGGAGCAGTACAAGGACACCAACACGCTCTGCGAGGTGGTGCAGACGGCACTTGACGAGGCGCAGGGCATCCACCTGAATCCCGTCAGGGCAGAATTCCCGGCAGAGCGCGTGGAGCAGCTTGCGCACTCGCTCATCGACCCGACGGTGAAGCCCGAAACCATCCAGCGTCGGGCGGACAAGCCGGTCGCGACGGTCGCAAAGTCCTTCCACGATGATTATATCAAGGCGAACGCGAAAGTCCGGAACGATCTGGGGCTCAAACCCATCTTGAAGCGGATCACCTCGAGCACGGCTTGCAAGTGGTGTCAGGAGGTCGCAGGGCGTTTCCGCTTTGGCGAGCAGCCGGAGGATGTGTTCCGGCGGCACGACAACTGCGACTGCGTGATCATCTACGACACGCAGGTGCTCCGCGGTGTCAAGACCGAGGACGGCGGGCGGTCGAAAACGTGGGAGGAGGTCGATCCGCAGCAGGTCATGGCGGAGGGGTTCAAGGCGACCACGTTCTCGCAGGAGGAAGCGCGGGAGTTGCAGGAAAATGCGCTGTCCGGGTTGACTTTGGCGGGGAAACGTGATATAATAAATACAAGCCCGATGCGGATTAGTATGCAGACGTTTGGCTCCCCTAATTTTGACAAGCAAAGAACCGCAGGTGTGCGTAAATCTATCAGAAATTTGACCAAGAGGGTGGACGAACACCGCATGAAAATTGATTCACCGGAATCTATTTATCCCAATTGGGATACTTTTACCGATGCCGAAAAGGAAGGCTATCGTGAGCATTGGAAAAAAGAAATATCCGAGTTTCAAAAGCAGATAGAACAAGCCAAAGCGGAGTTGAGAAAGAGAGGCGAAACACCATGACAAATGAAATGGCTTTAGAGGCATTGAAATGGATCATCCATGATATTGACGAGCGACGCAAGGAAGCAGACAAAGATAGACATGATGATTTCGCGAAAGGCAGAAGCCTTGCATATTTCGAGGTGTCTGATATGATCCGTTCCAGACTGGAGGCACTTGATGTTGTCCTTGAAGAGGAGAAAGAACCATGAACGATTTTACAACGATCTATCGGATTCTGAAAGCGTTTCAGTCGGCTATGGATGCCGAGGTATTCGATGAGGCTATGATCTCCTGCGAACGCTTGAAGGTCTCTGAAAATCGCCGGACACGGTTGCTGATTCAGCTTGTGGAGAACGGTTTCATTTCGGGTGTGAACATCAAAAAATATGTTGACGAGAGCCTGCCCACGCTTCTGATTGGCAGCGATGCTACGATCACTCTCAAAGGGCTTGAATATCTGGAGGACAACTCCCTGATGAAGAAAGCCGCAAACATCATCAAAGAAGTCAAGGAAATGATCCCCGGCTTATAATGCCTAAACCCGCCCAGCAATGAGCGGGTTTTCTCATACCCACACGGAGGTGAACCAATGCCAGCCACAAGCCAGAATCCCGAAAAGTTTCACGACTATGAGGGCTTCGTTGAGAAATTCAAGCCAAAGAAGACCACCGACGACTGCTACACGCCACCGCTTGTTTATGATGCGGTCGCAGACTGGACGGCGCAGGAGTACGGGCTTGACCGTTCGGATTTCGTCAGACCGTTCTATCCGGGCGGCGACTACCAGAGCGAGGACTACACGGGCAAGATCGTTGTGGACAATCCGCCGTTCTCCTGCCTGTCAAAGATCATTGATTTTTACATGGAGCACGGTGTCCGCTTTCTGCTCTTTGCGCCGACACTTTGCGGGTTGACGCGATATGCAGACAAATGCACGGTATTCCCGACCGGCGCGGACATCGAATACGAGAACGGCGCAGTCATCGCCACGAGCTTCTGCACGAACCTCGATCCGCACGAGATCAGAGCGAGGACGGTTCCGGCGCTGTATGCGGCGGTCACGGCTGCGAATGATGCGACACGCAAGGAGAAACGCCGGACGGTTCCGAAGTATTCCTATCCGCCAGAGCTTGTGACGACCGCCGCCATTTATCCGTATGCGCGGTATGGGATCGAGTTCGTCATCCCGCGCGGCGAATCCGTCAGAGTTTCCCGGCTGGATGCGCAGATTCCGAGCAAAAAGAATATTTTCGGCTGCGGCTGGCTCATCTCCGAACGCCTGACGGCGGAGCGCGAGAAGGCGGAGCGCGAGAAGGCGGAGCGGTTCCCACTCAGTGAACGGGAGCTGAATCTGATCGCAGAGCTGGATTCGCGGTGCGAGGACAGCGCAAGATGCAGAAAAAAGTGAAATTTAAAATCAAAATTTGCAATTTTTCTGCAAAAATTGAAATCAAGACATAGAAAAACCGCATGAAAAGTAAAGCACCTGATGAGGGTGCTATTTTTATACCCGAAAGGAGTTCCGCCATGCCCAACGCACCCCGCGCCAAGCCCAACCTTCGCGCCGATCACACGACGCAGCGCGCGCAGTTTGAATCGAATAAGAAGAAGATCTTCGCCACGCAGAAGGTCTGCGGCATCTGCGGGCAGGCGGTCGATCACGGGTTCAAGTTCCCGCACCCGCTCAGTCCCTGCATCGACCACATCATTCCCGTGTCAAAGGGCGGGCATCCGTCCGATCTCGGGAATTTGCAGCTTGCTCACCTGTGCTGCAACCGGCAGAAGTCCGACAAGATGGTCGCGAAAACGGATTTCTCGCAGGAGAAAGAAATCATCGGCAACCGGGAATTGCCGCAGACGCTGGATTGGAAAAACTTATAACAAAGTGTTTGAGGGTGCGTCCCCAATATTTCAAATAGGAGGCTACTATGGCAGACAAGAAAACATGGGAATATGACGGTGCTACGCTCTTTCTCGACATGGACGATGTGAACACGATCGAGCGGTATGAGAACGCCTTCTCGATGATGCAGGAGCGGTTCGGGGAGCAGGAGGAGACTGCCACCACCGCCGGGAAACTGCGCATCTACTGCGAGGCGATCCGCTTCCTGTTCGACACGATCTTCGGGAGCGGGACAGCATCCGCGCTGCTCGGCGATACGCTTAACATCGGCAAGTGCGAGGAGGCTTACGACAGCTTCCTCACATTCGTGCAGGCGCAGACGGAGGAGCGCACGCAGCGTCACGCGCAGATGGTGCGCAAGTACACACCGAACCGCGCGATCCGCCGCAGTGCGGATAAGGCGGAGAAGAAGTGATCTCGCTCCTCACAGAGTCGCTCCCCGACAGCATCCAAGCCGACGGGCGGGAGCACCGCATCCTGACCGACTTCCGGGACTGGATACGGTTTCTCCTGCTCCTCTCGTCCGACGCACCCGACATTGACAAAGCCGCCATGCTCCCTCTTTGGCTCGCAGAGCCCGTCCCCCTCACGCGGGGAATCGTGGAGGGACTGCGCGGCTTTTGCCTTGCCCGGGAACTTTCGCCGGACGCTGCGAAAAAGGACGACGACGAGGACGAGCCGCACCTGCATCGCCCGCCCACATGGGACTGGACGGTGGATGGCAAATACGTTCTGGGCGATTTCCGGCGGTATTACGGGCTCGATCTTTTGCGCGTGGAGCATCTGCATTGGTGGGAATTCCGCGCACTGTTCGAGGCTTTGCCCGGGGATTCGCGGTCGATGGAGCGTATCGGTATCCGCGGGATGGATCTCTCGACGATCCGCGACAAATCGCAGAAAAAACGCTATGCCGAACTCCAGCGCAGGCTCGCGCTCCCGTTCGAGATGGACGAGGATGCCATCGCGGATGTGTTTGCGGGGATGATGTAGGCAGCAAGCTTCCCCCAAATCTTAATAATTGAGGTGATTATGTTGAACAAGGAAACACTCGACAAGATCAACGCCCTGACCCGGCGCAGCTTCAAGGCGGAGGAACTGTATACGTTCCCGGTCACGCTCTGTGACAATGAGATCGACCGGGACGGCGAACGGTTCTCGGATGCGGCTCTGGAGAAGATGGCGGAGCTGTACATCGGCAGGACGGGCATCTTCGACCATAACCCGAGTGCCGGCAATCAGTCGGCGCGTATCTTCGACACCGAGGTCGTCGCCGACCCGGAGAAGAAAACCGCGTGGGGCGGCGCGTATCGGTATCTGAAAGGCTTTGCCTACATGGTCAAGACCGATTCCAATGCCGACCTCATCACAGAGATCGACGCGGGCATCAAGAAGGAAGTCAGCGTCTCGTGCAGCGCGTCCAGACGCACCTGCTCGATCTGCGGCACAGACCGCAGCACGGGCTGCGAGCACACGAACGGCAAGGCGTATGGCGGACAGATCTGCCACACGGTGCTCGATGGCATCACGGACGCTTACGAATGGAGTTTTGTCGCCGTTCCGGCACAGCCGGGTGCAGGCGTGACAAAGCAGTACACCAACAAAGGAGGCAATACGATGGAAGATTTCACCCCCATCACGACCAAGGCGGCGTTTGACACCGCCGTGCAGGAAGCCGTGGATGCGGCTGTCACTGCCAAGGCGGCGGAATTCGAGGGCTACATCTCGCCCACGGATCACCAGAAGGCTCTGGACGATCTGACCGCCGTGCATAAGCAGGAACTGCTCAAATGCTACCGCGAGCGCGCTGCACTCGAGCACGGACTTCCCGCGCAGCTTGCCGAGCGTCTGACCGGTGAGACGGCGGAGGATATCGCCAAGGATGCGAAGATGCTCGCGGCGATCACCAAGCGCGGCGGGACACCGCATTTCTCTGCCGGTGATGCAGACACACCGCCGGCGGACGGCTCGGACGGCGAACTCCTCGAAATGCTCCACAACATGAAGGGCTAAGCCCGGAAAGGAAGTAATATTATGGCAACGATCACAACCTCTACTGCGGGCGGCGAGCAGCTTTTCTCGCCCAAGGTCGTGTCCGAGATCTTCGACAAGGTCAAGGGTCACTCCACCCTTGCGAAACTCTCCGGCGCAGAGCCCCTGCCGTTCTCCGGCATTGATCTGTTCACCTTCTCGATGGACGGCGAGGCTTCCATCGTTGGCGAGGGCGGCAATAAGCCCGCCGGTGATGCGGAATTCGGCAAAGTCACCATCCAGCCGCTCAAGGTCGTGTACCAGCACCGCCTGACGGATGAGTTCATCCACCTCGCCGAGGAAAAGCAGCTTCCGTATATGCGCGAGTTCACCACGGGCTTTTCCAAGAAGATCGCACGCGCGGTGGATATCATGGCGTTCCACGGCGTGAACCCCGCCGACAAGACCGCCTCCGCGCACATCGGCACGAACCCCTTCGACAGCCTTGTCACGGCAACCGTGACCTACGACAGCAGCCAGCCCGATGAGAACATCGACAGCGCAGTGCAGGTCATCCAGACCGCCGACGGCGATGTCAGCGGCATCGCGATGACCCCCGGCTTTGGCGGCGCACTCGGCGCGATGAAGGCATCCGGCACGGGTCTGCCGATCTATCCGGAGTACCGTTTCGGCGGCAATCCCGGCACGTTCGGCGGGCTGCGTGCGGACATCAACAACACTGTGAACTTCGGCGCGGCAAACAGCGTAGGCTCAAAGGACTGCGCGATCATCGGCGACTTTGCAAACGCCGTGCGCTGGGGCTACGCGCAGCAGGTCAACTTCGAGATCATCGAGTTCGGTGATCCGGACGGTCAGGGCGACCTGAAACGCGCAAATCAGATTGTGCTGCGTTCCGAGGCTTACGTTGGCTGGGGCATCCTCTCCCCGGCATCCTTCGTGCGCATCGTGACGACCTGATGCGCTACCGCCACAAGAAAAGCGGCGCGGTGATCGAGATCGCCTCCGAACTTCGTTCTCCGGACTGGACACCCATTCCGGAGCGCGCGCCGGCAGAGGATACGGCACAGGAAAGCGCGCCGCCAAAGCCGCGCAAAAGGACGGTGAAACCCGATGCCGGAACAGAAACAGTACGCCGAGGTCAGTGACATCACCGCCCTCGGGCGCAGCCTTTCCGAGGCACAGCAGCAGGCAGCCGAGCGGCTCATCGAGTACGCTTCTGCCCGCCTGCGCGTGATCGGGCGGCGCGTGGGCAAGGACATCGACACGCTGATCGCGGACGAGCAG